AGTAATTTGTTTGGGTTCCTGAGTTAACTAATGATACTGCATATCCTACACCATTAGTGTCATTAACAACTAATTGATTGGTAAATTGACCTAAGGTATAGATAGATAAAGACAAAGAATTTGCTAAAGTTACTCCATCTTCGAAAGTTGCTGATTGAAGAATTTTTCCTGAACCAGAATATGTTAATAGTATATTCATATAGTATTTTACTCTATAAATATATCCAACCAAGCAAAAAAAAAGTGGTCCGAGACCACAATAATCAATTACTTCATCAATTTTACTTTCAGATACTGAAGTTATTCTCCATTCATGGGAGAACCCTTCATATTTCTTAGTAACCTTTGCTTCTACATCGGTAACAGAAAAACCTTTAACAAGTTTCTCTTCTCTAATTTTTTTAATCTTACCAGAATTTTCATCAGGTAGATCATAAGTAATTTTTGCTACAAAATATTTTTCGTCCATAGTTTTTTATTTGTCCAAATAGTCGGTTAATTTTTTCATTAAATCAATAGACTTACCTGCATCTCCTTGAATAGATCCTGACATTAATTTTTCTTCATCTAAATTTTCTTCATATTTTAATCTATCCTCAGGGTTAGGGAACAAATATGCCCCTGGTGTTGACGGAGATGACACTAAATCGAAACAAATCAATTCAAAGTCATCTTGTACCTCGTTTCTTTCTCCGACCTTTTTTAGGGATCCTACTCCTCTTGAGGATACTCCCATAGTAACACCTTGTCTCATTAGGTTAGCTGCAATGTCTCCTTTAGTTGACACAATACCGCTCTCATGAAATCCTGGTGATGTTAATAATTTTAATTTACCCATTAAGATGTTTCCTTCCCACCAAATATCGGTAATAATATGAGCAACTCTATCAAGATCAATTAGTGATGATTCAGGGTGATTTAATTCTGAAGTAGATAAACCTTTAGATATAGTTTTTTTATATCTGTCAGCTTCTCTTTTTAAGATTCTTTCAGGATAAAATCTTCCGTTTCTATTAGGTGTATTATATTTCTGTAAAACAGCGTAGAATTCAAACGGCTTTTTATAGTCTAACATGTTACTCTCTTTTAGTACAGATTCATTAAGTACGTCCGTAGGAGAAACATATCCAGCGTCCATTTCAATCAAAATTCCTTTTCCTGATTCATTAGGACCAAGTATACGTAATTCTTTCATTTAAAGTTTTTCTATAAATATACTTGCGGTTCTGATTTATCTATATTTCCGTTCTTTGTTAACATAAATTCAAAATAAGGATTACTGTTAAAGTTTTCATTATTAATTTTTTGTACGATTTTTTTAATTGAATCTTTTACTGTCATTGATTTAAAATCTAATTCTGATATTGTAAAAAGATTGATTTCTAAATTTAAGAATGATTTTTTTCCGTAAACAATTCCACTTGTCCTAAGATCAAGATCTACAATTGTTTTGTCCTCAAATAAGGATCTATCAAGATTATTAAATACGGAGTGTTTGATTTGTCTACTGAGGTTACAGACAATCCTATTCCAATTGTCTGATGATATTTTTGGGTTAACCCATGATTGTATGTTTATGTAAATTGATTTTAAATTTTTGGAGTCCACTGTTCCAAAATTAACTTTTAAGGATTCGAAACTGTTTATTCTCGACGTTTTTCCTTTTTTCATTATTTTTCATATTATAAAGTTTATTTGCTTGTATAAACATAAAAAAAATTAATCTGTTTGTCAAAAAATAGAGTTTTTAAATATATGTAATATTATGATAATTGTAGAAATCGGAAAAAATGAAAATTTAGAAAGAGCGCTAAAAACTCTTAAGTCTAAAGTTATTAAAACAAAACAACAAAAGATACTTTTTGAAAGAAAAGAATTTGTGAAGCCTTCAGTTAAAAGGAGAACGCAGAAATTAAAAGCGATTTATTCGCAAAAGATGAAACAGGATTAAATAGATTTTTCTAAAGAACTAATTCTAACATAGTTCATTTGATTAAATTCTTCTCCTTTAATCTTGTCGATAGTTTCTGAAATTTTAGTTTTCAACTCGAATTCACTCTCACTTTCTAAGATAGTTTGTAACTTTGTTATTGCACTTTCTTTTATAGTTGTGTACTCTGTTTCTAACTCTTTTGGATTACTAGTGACAACCCTTAAAAAATCTTTTTTGGTATTTTCATCCATCGTTTCAATGTAAGTCTTTAAAGTTTGATTAGCAACACTAACCATAGATTTTAAAGGAATATTAATAGATTCTTGAATTTTATTTGGTGAAGTTTTTAGTTTGTCAACAATATTTTTCTTGGCCTGAATTCTTTCAGATATATTCAATGTTTTAGTATACACAATCGTATCTAAGTCCGAATAGTTATTACTTATATTTTTAGAACTAAATTTTGGTAATTTTAAAGAACCCAAAATTGTTTGAATTAATTTAACCCCTTCTTCCAAATATTCTTTGGCATCAGATTCAGACATACCCTTTTCAGATGTTAAATCATCATATAAAGAATATAGTTTTGAGATTGATTTATTTGTCAGCACGTTGTGATGAAATTCATTCATCACTTTCTTGAAATTTTTTTGGTCTTTGTACGACTCAATCAAACTCTCTTCTATTATGGATTTTACTTCTCCGAATGTCATTGGGGCTATATTTTTTTAATAAATATTAGGAATTTAATAAGTTATCCAATTCTTTTTCTATTTCTCCCAAAAATTGTTGTCCTTGACTTAAATCCAAAACATTTCTACCCCTAATCATATCATTATCTAATAGAATATTCATGTTATCAAAACGAGATTCTGGTACTGTTTCTGCCGGTGGCGGAGTTTCCCCACCTCCTTCAGGTGGAGCTTCTGGACTTGGAGCTAATTCCTCAGCACCAGCTGAAAATCCTCCACCTAATGGTGGTTCTGTAACTTCACCTTCAGGTGTTGCACCTGAGGCAGTAGAACCTGAAACACTTCCATATAATTTGTCTATATTATCGAATATTCCTGTCTTTTGAATAACTGCAGGTGTGTTCTTAAGTTCTTCACCAACAGCTTTCTCAATTCTTTGTTGTTGTAAATCAACTTTAATTTCTTCATCAGAAAATCCAAGAATATGTTTTTTAGCCCAAGTAGAGGATACAGGTTGTATACCATTTCCAGGGTCTGAAACTGCGTCTTTGTATAGTAATACTTTTTCTTTCCAAACATCGATTTTTAATAAATCTGCCTGAGTAGAAGGATTTGTTAATCCGAGTGTAAAGTTTTGAATTTCTTCTTCAAACCCTAATAAAAATAAATGGATGATAGCAACTTTATTAAGTTCAGCTAACATACTTTTTTGAATTCTATTAATAGTTCTGGCGAATCTAATATCTTGTAATGCCAAGTTTTTACCGTCCCCAACAACTTCTTCAAATCCTAAAAAGGCTTTAGGTACACGAAGTGCGGTTAAAAGTTTCTTTTGAATATATTCAATATCCGCAATTTCTGCTAGGTTTTGAGCTCCAGGTAAAGTATCAATTGGACTTGGTGCTGCCGGATCTCTAACAGGAACAAAATAATCTTGGTCAACCGCCATCTGATTAAATCTCATATCCACATTACCAGTCTTTTGATCAACAACTTGATCTCTTTTAAATTTGTTCGCAACACGTTGTACGTAAGCCTCAACATCGGCATCTTCCATATTACCAACGAATACTTTAAAAATTCTTCTTTCAGGTGCTCTTGAAGTTCTATAGATCAACATCGCATCTTCGGATAATAATAATTGTTTCCAAATTCTTCTTGCCTTTTCTAACATAGATGTACCATAAGGAAGTTTTCTGTCATCACCTAATAATCTAAAGTGAGCAATTTCCCATGATTGAAACTCCATATTTTTATTCTTCCAAGTGAAATGGAGAGCCTTATGTTCTGTTGGATTTTCAATAGATTGAGCTCTTCTTTCGTGCATACCTGACTCAACCCTTTCAATTTCAATATTTGGTAATTGTTGTACACCAACAACACCCTTTTCAGGATCTAATTTAAGATACACAAAGTTATCACCATACTTACATGTGTTTCTTGTCCACATTGCTAAGTTAGTATTAACGTCCATTGTATTGTTAAATAAATCGGCTAATACACCCTTTATTCTTTTTGATTCAGAATAAATTTGTAATATAAATCCATCTTCGTTTGTTGTTGTAGATTCTTCAGCGTAGATATCTAATGCTGCAGAAATTTCAGGAGTAT